CTCGAGCGCATGCCGACGGGCCCCGCGTGCAATGCACGGGGGCTCGCCGAGTCGCTCGAGCCACTAGGCGCGCTCGAGTAGGTGCCCATTTCACTAGGGCTAGGAAGGTTCTGCACTACGCCGCTACGGCGCGGACGATCGAACGTCAGTGCGTCTAGAAAGACTCTCGCCGAGTCATGGCGTCATCCTTCCGTCGGGCGTAGTTGTCGCGAGCACGCGAGAGCGCGCACGCCTTGCACGTAGGGACGCCACGCGCGGCGCGCGTCTCAACTACGGACGCGGGCCCGCCACACTGGCAGGGCTCGAGTGAGAGCGCGCGGAACGCACGTATGCGGCGCGCGTTCATGACGCCACCATTGCCGATAGTCCCTCGAGCACTGCCGAGAGCCCCGCAAGTGCGAGCGCGAACGCGAGGCCCGCGAGCATGCGCCCGCGAGCCGTGAGACGTACAGGGCGCGCGTTCATCGCGTCACCTTGCGCAGACGCGCGTTCATCTCGGCTTTCCACGCGCGCGCACTGTCGCCGCGCCACGCGCCGAGATTAGAGACGGCGTACGCCGCGAGCATGCGCGCCGAGTCGGCGCCATAGTTGTCCGCGAGAGTCTCGCACGCGGTGAGAGCCTCGAGATACGGACGCGCGAACGTGCGCGCGTTGCCCGTGAGAGTCGGATCATTCAATGCGAAGCGCGCGAGCGCGTCGACAGTGAACGGCGAGAGATCGAGCGCGGGTGCGCTTGTGTCGGTCATGTCGTGCCTTTCGTTAGGTGCCGCTAGTAATGGCACGGAGTGCGCGCGACTAATGCCGCGCGCCTACCGTGAGACGACTAGCGCATGGGCTCGCGAATGAAACCGCTAGAGTCCGCCTTACCTTTCGCGCCTTTTGCACGGAGTCCGATAATGACGCCGACGGGCCCGCGAGGGTCGTCCGTGCGATCGTCCGTGAGGTCGCCGTCGGTGACCTCGAAAAGGATCGAGTACCTATCGCGCGGCACGTCGAACGTGTGCCACGCGGGCAAGTCTTCACCCTTGCGAGTAGTGAAGGGCACCGCGACATTGTGCCCATCAAGTAGTAGAGCCTCGAGATACTCGGCGGATGTGTGCGCCGATTCTTTCGCCGAGTACGTGAGCGCGTATCCGTGCACGGGGTCACGGTCGGCGGGCGTCCATGCGGTGTAGTCGTACACGCGCACGCCGAGAGTCTCGAGACGTGCCAGGGCTTGCGGTGCGATGAATTCCCAGCGGTAGTCCGTGAGCACGTTGAGGCGTAGCGTCACGTTGTCGGGCCCGTACTTGCGCACGGCGCGCAATGTCTCGGCACCAATAAGCACGCCTGCCGAGTACGGGTCTGACAGTAAGAACCCGTGCCGCACTTGCCGCGCCTTCTGCGTCGACGTGAATGCGCCGTGCCCGCTAGTCGCGAGACATGCGGACTCGCATCCGCGAGACGCACGCGGGCACGCGTTGACGGGTCGCGAGAGTCCCGCGCGGGCGTGAGCATGAGCCCGAGCGCGTACCGTTCGCCCTTGCCGAGTTTCGGTTGAGATTCGGGGCGCGTGAGCATCTCGGCGTGCGTTGCGTATCCGCGCGCCTTGCGATACTCGGCGTATGCGCGGCGCGCGTTGCCTACTGCAGAACGATCGCGCGAGGCCGAGAGGCCCGCGAGCATGCCGCTATCGAATGCGGCGAGCATGAGGCGCTCGGCGTAAGTGAGTGCCGCGCGCGGGGGAGTGTCGACGCAGACGGCGTCTGACATGCGCTCGAGGGATTCCGTTGTCATCGTCTTGCCTTTCGTATTCGGCCTAGTCGCCTTACGCGCGGCACGGACTCGAGCCCGTGCCTCACGTGAAACGACTAGCGCGCTTCCTCAATGAGTGACCACACGAGAGCATTCTCGGCGCGCACTCTGTCGGCGCGTGCGCTCTCGAATTGACGCGCGGTGACGTTGTCGCGCTCGAGGCGCTCGGCGCGCTTTACCTCGCGCTTTGCGTGCGCGTCGGCGATGATCGGCGCGCCTGCCAGGGCGTCGGCGGTGCCTACGTAGGCGCCGCGTGCGTACACGTTGTACGTGTCGCGCCCGAGAGTCTTCGCGACGGTGTACTCGCGCCCGTCCGTGGTGTACGTCCAAACGTCCATGTCTTGCCTTTCGTTAGGTGAGGCCTTGCGCCTCATGTCTCAAGCCTTCCACCATTCGACGTGCGCTAAACGTCTCGCGTTCCATCCTTTCGTGTGACCTACGTCACGCGGGGGACGTGCCTACCGTGGGGGGCACCCATCCCGCCCACGCGAGCCGCCCCCCCGCGCCCACGCCACACATGCCGCCGCACTCTGCCCCCCTGGCAGTGTCCGATAAGCGGACGTTCTACCCTCTCGCCGCCTGATGCGGCACAACCGCCCAGGAGGCATTCCATGACCGCACCCGTCCCCATCGAGCGCAAGCGTGCACTCGGCAACCCTGGCAAGCGCGCCCTACCGAAGCCTGGCGAGATCGCCATCATCGGTGCAGTGGCTGAGCCTCCAGTGGACCTGGGGGAGAAGGGCCTCGAGGCTTGGAACCGCATCCTCGACACTGCTCGTGCCTGGACTGGCGCTACTGACTTTGACCTGCTCGCTGCGTACTGCGCGAAGGTCGATCGCCACGCTGAGATGGTCGAGCAACTCTCAAACTCGAACAACGCCTTCATCCTCTTCACCGACAAGGGCTACGCATACGCGAACCCACTGGTGGGCATGATCTCGACTATCGAGTCTGAGATGGTGAAGATGCTGTCCCTCCTCGGGCTGACTCCGACTGACCGCTCGCGCCTGGGCCTCGCTGAGGTGAAGGCGCAGTCAACTCTCGAGAAGTTGAAGGCGCTCAAGGACGCGAAGTGAGTGCCGCGAACGGTTGGCCTCCCCGCTACATCACGAAGGCATCTGCTGCCGAGATGAAGCGCGGTGACGGCGACCTCGCGACGCAGTTCATCGAGAACTACGCGCGCGTGGTGAAGGACTCCGTCGGTGGTAAGACGGGTTCGCACATTCACTTGCGCCCGTGGCAGTCACATCTGATGGACTGGACGCTGTCGCGTCGCGCTGACGGCAAGAAGCGTTTCCGCCAGGCTCTGATCGGTCTCCCGCGTAAGTCGGGTAAGTCCGCACTGCTGTCTGGTCTCGCTCTCTACGAGTTGATCCTCGGTGCCGACGGCGGTGAGGTGTTCACTGTCGCCACGACCCGTGAGCAGGCCCGTATCGTCTTCGGTACTACCCGACGCATGGTCGAACTCGATCCTGAACTGTCTGGTATGACGAAGTTGTACCGCGACGCCATCGAGGTGCCTGGTACTAACTCGGTGATGCGCGTCATGGCTGCTGAGGCCCCGCAACTCGAGGGCCTGAACCCGACCTACGTCATCGTGGACGAGGTTCACGCCCTGCCTGACCGATCACTGTGGGACGTGTTCAGCCTCGCAATGGCTGCACGGCCTGATCCGCAGATGGTTGGCATCACGACGGCGGGCGTCAAGTACGACCGCTTCGGAAACGAATCGCTCTGCTATGGGATGTTCAACTACGGCGTCCGTGTAGCGGCTGGTGAGGTTGAAGACCCGTCGTTCGGCATGGCCTGGTGGGCGCCGAAGAAGATCGATGCTGATCACCGCGATCCCGAGGTGTGGAAGCAGGCGAACCCTGGCTTCGGAGACATCCAAGACCCCGAAGACTTCGCGGCTGCTGTGCTTCGCACGCCTGAGGCTGAGTTCCGTACGAAGCGACTCAATCTGTGGGTCGACACCGCAACTGCATGGCTCCCGACTGGTGCCTGGGACGCAGTTCAGGGTACGGCTGAGGTTGGCCTCGGTGATCCCGTGGTTCTCGCCCTTGACGGCTCGTACAACAACGATACGACGGCGCTCGTCGGTGTGAAGATTCCCGTCAATGAAGACGAGAAGCCACACATCTTCGTCGCTGGTGTCTGGGAGCGCCCGCCACACGCGGATGAGCACTGGACTGTTGACGTTCTCGATGTCGAGGACCGTATCCGCGAGTGCGCACGCACGTGGAATGTCCTTGAGATCGCATGTGACCCGTACCGCTGGGCGCGCACGATGCAGGTTCTTCTTGATGAACGCCTGCCTGTCGTGGAGTTCCCGCAGACGGCTAACCGCATGGGCCCCGCTACCTCGCGCATGTACGAGGGCGTGGTGAATAAGACCATTCAGCATGACGGAGATTTGCGCCTGGCGCGTCACATCTCGAACGCCATGCTCAAGGTCGATAACCGTGGTTCTCGCCTGGTGAAGGAATCGCGCGGCACTTCTCGCAAGATCGACCTTGCGGTGTGTGCAGTTATGGCACTTGATCGTGCCGAGTTCTGGAAAGACGAGTACCGCAAGCCGAAGCCTAAGGTCTTCGCGTTCTAGGCGTTGGATGCGCCGTCAGCCTTGGAGGGGCGCATGGAAGTTGTCAAGACATTCGTCGACTTGATCGGCAATGCCAAGTGGGAGCAGTTGGAGCAGTGGGACAAGTACCACCGAGGCGAGTTTGAGCCTCCGTACCTGCCCAGTGTCAACCGTTCGATGCTCGCGCAGGAGTATCAGGATCTGCTCTCCCGCGCTGACCTCAACATCTGTGCGCTGATCGTGTCTGCGGTGGTTGACCGCCTGCAGATCGAAGGTATCCGCTCGACTGGCACTGGTCAGAACGATGACACGGTGTGGCAGTGGCTGCAGTCGTCGAACTTCGATGCTCGGCAGACGTTGCTGTACCGCGACGCCATGATCTTTGGCTCGGGCTTCCTGTCGGTGGTCCCGAATGGTGACATGCCGAAGTTCTCGGCAGAGTCACCCCTGAACCTGTCGGTGAAGTACGACCCAACTGACCCGACGAAGGTTTTGCTCGGCGCGAAGACGGTTGATGACTACGGCTGGCTCTACACGGACGAGGTGATCTACGCGCTGCGTAGGTCGACCAAGGACTGGGAGCGTGGCTGGGTCGTTGTCGAGGAAACGCCGCACAATGCTGGTGCTACGCCGCTGGTGCGCTTCCCGAACCGTCTTGACTCGCGCGGGCGTGACATGAGCGAGATCTCGCTTATTGCGTCACCTCAGCGCCGCATTCTGCAGACGATCGCTGACCGCCTTCTGGTGCAGCGCGCTGCTTCGTGGCGCCAGCGCTACATCAGTGGCATCAGCATTGAGCAGGACGAGGAAGGCAATGCCATTCCGCCGTTCCGCGTCGGTGTTGACCAGATTGTGGTTAGTGAGAATCCCGATGCTCGCTTCGGTGAGTGGTCGGAGTCTCCGTTCGACGCTCATCTGCGTGCGGTTGAGGATGACATTCGCCAGGCTGCTGCTGTTTCACAGACTCCGCCGCATCTGCTGGCTCCGCACACTATCTCCAACATCTCCGCTGAGGCACTTGTTGCTCTCGAGGCTGGTCTTGCTGCGAAGGTGCAGGAGCGCCAGTTGCAGTGGGGCGAGGCTATCGAGTACGCCGCGCGTCTCGGTGGCAACATCGTCGGGTACGAGATCGCTGATGATGCTGAGGTGCTGTGGGCTGATCTTGAGCGTCGTTCTGATGCGCAGCGCGTTGATGGTGCCTTGAAACTCCGCTCGATGGGCCTTCCGATGGAGTTCCTACTCGAGCGCCTCGGTCTCACTCCGCAGGCGATCAAGCGTGTGATGGATGCCTCGGCTAAGGAGCAGGCGACTGCTGCTGCTACTTCGGCTGCCGCATTCGGTATGGCTCCGAGCCAGGCCCCGATTGGTGCAGGGTCGGCTAACGGTGCTCCGTGAGCACGATGACGGGTGCGCGTTTCACTGCTCAGCAGCGTGCGCGCATCATCCGTGAACTGGAGACCTATCGTCGCCAGGGTGTGGTGATTGCTAGTCAGATCCTGAACATGGTGACGCTGAGCAATTTCGAGCGCGAGTGGCCTCGTGTCGCTCCGTTGTATGCCCAGTTGATCGCTGCTCAGCAGATGGCGGGCCGCAACACGATGGCGGTGTATCTGTCGACGCTGGCGCTGGGCACTGGTGCGGGGCTGCATGGGATTGCAGTTCCTGTTGAGGCTGAGCAGCGAAACTTGCGTTTACCGTCTGGTTTGCCTGTGCAGAATCTGCTCGGCAGTGCGCCTTCCGCGATTCTTCACCGCATTGAGAACGGCATGCCTGCTGACCTCGCGATGCAGATGACCAAGGCACACCTCATGGAGGCTGTCTCTGACGCTGTCCATGATGAGTTCCGCAAGGCGGCAGTGGATGTCCTCAAGGCTGACACGAATGACCTTGACTGGGCCGCGCGTGATGCTGAGTGGGAGCAGTGGCTTAAGGAGCATCGCTCTGCTGAGTTTGATGCTGAGACTCGTCGGGCGCGTCGGAACACGAGTCACACGCAGCGTATGCGGCAGGGCATAGGCGACGTGATGCCAGGCGTGCAGCGGTACATCCGCGTGCCGTCTGTTGGTGCATGCTCGTTCTGCCTGATGCTGGCTACCAAGGGAGCGGTGTACTACCGCGACTCGTTCACGCACTCGCGTGACAATCACCGAGGTCCGCGTCCGTTCCGTGTGGACGGCAATGCGACGGTTCATGCTCATTGTCGGTGCACGTTGTTCCCTGTTCCGAGCAACAAGGCGTTCCGCAATGTGGTCGTCGGTGATTCCGATGCGTATGCGGCTGCGATCTGGTCGCACAAGAAGACTGGCAGGAAGTACGAACTGGGTCGGATTATGGCTCAGAAGACGTTTCTGTCGCGCGAAGACTTCTTCGCGAATCTATAACCAAAGACTCCCGCCGTGTGGCGGGTTCCACTCCTAGATGGAGTGATGCGAGACCCCTGGAGGGTGCAATGAGTGAAGTCAATGTGGAGAACGCAACCGAGGCCGTGGCTTCGGATGAGACGGTCAGTGAAGACGTAACTGTCGACGCCGACACTGCCGACGAGGGCCAGTCCTTCGATGCTGAGTATGTCCGTCAACTCCGTAAGGAGTCGGCGAAGTACCGCACGCAGAACAAGGAACTCGCCGATAAGGCTGCTAAGTACGACGAGTACGTGCAGTCGCAGAAGAGCGAGCAGGAACGTATGGCTGAGGCGCTGGCTTCGGCACAACAGGAGCGCGACACCCTCAAGGGCGAAATGCTCCGTTTCAAGGTTGCACAGTCGAAGAACCTTCCGCCGTCATTGGTGGATCGACTTCGTGGGGACACTGAGGAAGAGATGGCAGCGGATGCTGACGCTCTTCTCGAGGGTCTCAAGGGTCAGTTCGCCCCTAAGGCGAAGCCTTCCCCTGATGCGACTGGCGCAGGCGTCGTTGGTGACGCTGATGCACCTTCCAATCCGCTTGAACTGGCTGCTGCAGTACGCGGCAGTCGTTAATCCAGGCCCGCACGCCCGTGCGTGGCTGCTCAATGCCCGTACGGGCGCTTCATCTAGGAGAAACACATGGCAGGTAATGCCCTTATCACCCAGCAGGTAGGCCCCGTCTGCTCGCAGGCACTTGGTCTTCTGCACACTCAGATTCTGCTTCCGAGTCTGCTCCGTTTCGACACTGGCGTCAGTGGTTCGCTCGCTGTCGGTGACACCGTCAACGTCCGCAAGCCCGCGTCGTTCGCCGCTAAGGCGTTTAACCGCGCGACTGGCATCGAGATTCAGGACATCGTCGAGACGACCGTGCCCGTGAAGATCGACAAGATTTGGGACGTGTCGGTTGCTCTGACCGCCGAGCAGGTCACCCTGAGCCTGACCAACTTCGGTCAGCAGGTCACCTACCCCGCAACGATCGCTCTGGCCGAGAAGGCCGAGGCTCTGTGCATCGACATCCTCAAGACCGCAACGCTGACCGCTGACATCTTGGTTGCATCCCCCGTGCAGTCGCTGATCGATGCCGTTGCCATTCTGAATGCCAACAAGGTCTCGATGGCGAACCGCAACATCGTTGTGGGCACCACGATGGCAGCAGCGCTCAAGAAGAGCGAGAACCTGCTTCGCGTTGACGCTTCGGGTTCCTCGGATGCGCTCCGCAACGCGATCATCGGTCGCGTCGCTGGTGCGACCGTGTACGAGTCCCCGTACGTCGGTGCAGAAGAGGGCTTCCTCTTCGGCCAGGACGCAGCAGTCTTTGTCTCCCGTGCAATGGAGACGATGGGCGGCACCGCTTCCGCACAGACGTTCGAGGGTGTCGCAATGCGCACCGTCATCGACTACGACGTGCAGAAGAAGCAGACCGTTGCTTCCTTCGACATGCTCACTGGTGGCGCTCTGCTCACCAGCGAGGCCGTCGTGAAGTTGGCGCTCAACGATAGCGCTGTCCCCGTCGTTGCGGCAGCCACGACCAAGTAGTTCCTTCGGGGGAGGGGGTCGAGTAATCGGCCCTCTCCTCCGTTCACTTTCTAACTAGGAGGCTCTATGGCTTACGACGCCGACCTCGCTGCTGCCATTGAGGCGCGCACTGGTCAGCCTGTCGATGCGGACTGGCTCGAGCAGGCATCTGCTGAGGCTATGGCGTACGTGCGCCTCATGGCTCCGTGCAAGAAGTCCGAGTGGACTGATTTCGCATCTCTTCCGCCTGACGTTCAGGCGATCTTTGTCGCCGCACTTGCGCGCTCCGCTGACAACCCGCGTGGTATCAAGCAGGAGACCATCGGCGAGTACTCGTACACATTGGTTTCTGGCGCAGGCTCATCTAGCACTGGCCCGTTCTCTCCGTCGGAGCAGCGCATCATCACGTCGTCCTCTGGCTGTGGTGGCGCCGTTAAGTCCGTCGCGGTGACGATGCCTGAACTGCGCCCACTGGCGGTCCCGTATCAGGAGGACTGATGATTCCTGCTCACATGATGTCGCAGGACATCGAGATTCACTACCGAGTCGAGGATTCGGTATCTGCATACAACACGCCGCGAGTGTCGAGTTCCGTTGTGACGATCAAGGGGTACTTCCGTCCCCGCCGATCCAACACGTACGTCGCTGG